GAATTCATATTGGAGAGTACTTAAAATATATGATGCACCCTTAACCGAGACCGCAACCGTAAAAGTAGATCTAGTTAAATTACTTGATTATCAAACAATTGTTAACACGAATCCTCCAACACCTCAAGGCGGTGGTATAGATGATGTAGTAGTTGTTGGTAGCGGCGGAGGAACTGAACCTCCATTAGCATTATCATATTATCAGGTTAGAGATTGCGCAACAGGACTTATATTAAAAGAAATTGGAAGTGCTATAACATTAAATATTACATGGTCAGTTGAAATTTCAGGTGTTGGTAATGAAGGATGTTGGACCGTAATTGATTATGCATTAACCGGTCCTGATGGAACCGTAACTGCGATATATCCAGATTGCGCGACATGTACAGGATAATACAAAAACTAACATAATTATATTTAATAGTATATGGCAGAACAAAAAGTAAAGATAGTATTCGAGATTGATGGTATACAACAGAGTGTATCATCAGTAGATGAATTACAGTCAGCTCTTAAGGGAGTAGATACTCAAGCTAAGAAGACTGAGAAAACATTAGAGACTACAGCAGAAGCTGCCAAGGATGTTGGTAAGGCTGGCGAAGAAGCCGGTAAGAGTGGAGAAGCTGGAGTAAAGATAATCGATGAAGCCTTTGGTGGATTAGGTACCAAGTTTAAAGAAGTCGGAGGTGCATTCAAAACACTAGGTACTAGTATGAAAGCATCATTTAAGTCCGGAGTACAGGGTGCTAGTGCATTGAAGAAAGGCCTTATAGCAACCGGTATAGGAGCCTTAGTAGTTGCATTAGGATTAATAGTTGCATACTGGGATGATATCGTGGGTGCAATCTCTGGTGTATCTTCCAGTGAGAAACAATTGCTTGCAGATACTGAAAAGGAAGCAACCGCAAGACAAGACTCATTAAATGCTACATTAGCAAGTGAGAATTCATTAAAACTTGCAGGTAAGAGTGAAAAAGAAATAAGAGATCTTAAGATTCAACAAACTAATGAGGCGCTAATTGCATTAGAGAATCAATTAACTCTACAAAAAGAACAGAGTGATGCGCAGGTAAAGGCATTAGAAAGAAATAAAACTATTGCTCAAGCAGTAATCGGTTTCTTATTAGCTCCTATTAATATATTACTTGGTGCTGTTGATGCACTTACAGATGGACTTGCAAGAGTTGGTGTACTTGAAGAAGGTACAAGTTTCCTTCAAGACTTTACAGGTGGAATAGCAGGAATGATATTTGATCCTGAAGCTGCAAAGGAAGAAGGAGATAAAACTTCTGCTGAAATTGAAGCACAACTTCTTAAGATGAAGAATACCAGAGATGGTTATATCTTACAGGGTCAAGCATCAGATCAGGCCGCAGCCGATAAGAAAAAGGCATTAGACGAAAAAGCAGCAGCAGATAAAAAAGCACTAGATGAAAAGGCAGCTGCAGATAAGAAGGCATTAGATGAGAAGGCCGCTGCAGACGCACAAGCATTACTTGATAAGTATAAATCTAACAGAGATATTATTAATGATTTACTTCAAAAGGCTGATTTAGATTCTATTGAAAATACGTTTGATCGTGCAATGCAGGAACTTGCAATTCAAAGAGATTTAGATCTTCAAAAGCTTACAGATGCTGAAGCCACAGAAGCAGAGATAAATATAATTAAGAAATCTTATAGTGATAAAGCTAAACAGTTATCTAAAGAAGAAGCTGATTTTCAAAAGGCATTAAGAAAACAAAACATTGATGATGCATTAGCTGCAACCTCTACAATTCTTGGCAATACTAAAGAGTTAATTGGTGAGGGTATGGCTGGTTATAAAGCCGTTGCTATTGCACAAGCTACTATAGATACATACGCATCCGCACAGGCAGCTTATAAATCTGTTGTAGGAATACCAGTTGTAGGTCCAGTATTAGCGCCTATAGCCGCTGGAGTTGCTGTGGCAGCAGGAATCAAGTCGGTTCAGAATATTATGAAGACTAAAGTACCTGGAGCTGCTGATACTGGTTCAGGAGCTTTACCATCAGCTTCAACAGTACCTGCATTCGATCCTACTCAAGCAACAGGAGGAACAACAGTTACTGCAGGAAATAATGTAGTAACAGCACAGGCTGGACAAGGTGGTAATGTAATAAAAGCATACGTTGTTTCTTCGGATCTTACAGGTCAACAGGAGAAAGATAAAAAAATAAATGATTTAGCAAGATTATAATATGATAGGAAAAATAGTAGAACTTCTCATTGATTGGGAAGACATGGAATTCGATGACTTAGGAGTAGGTATTATGTCATTAGTCGACAAGCCAGCAATTGGTATTAGTTGGCAAGCATTCTCTGAAGAAGAAACAGATGAAGTTATATTGCTAGCAAGCAAACCGGGATTCGGTGAGGTACTTGATTACGCAAATACAATTGAAATATCACAGAAACAAGCCGGGTTCTCAGATTTAACCGAGGTGCTTCAGGGAATCATTGGACTAGATATCCTAGGTAAGAAAGATCCAACAGAAGAAGGAGAAATCAAGTTTAGATATTCAGGACCAGCTGCGCAAAGAACCTTCTGTAGAGCAATGTTATCGCTTAACAAAGTATACACTGAAGATGAGATTAATCAATTGAATTCCTTTAACCCTGGATTTGGACCAAGAGGTACTTCAACTTATGATATATTCAAATACAAAGGAGGTCCGAACTGCACTCATTTCTGGGAACAGGTAAGAGTATTTAGAGATGGACGAAGAACTATAGTAGTATCTGAAGGTGCTGCAGGTCCTTTAGCAGGAATTCCTATGCAGGAACAAAGAAACAATGGTTACTTAATGTCACAGTGGAATTTCTCTGAAGATGATAAGATGATTATAACTGGGCCAGCAATGACACCAAATATTTTAATACCAAGAAAAGATGAGGATGGTAATGCATTTCACGTCTATTTTACAGCAGAGACAATCGAGAAGATATCTAGAAGGTTCCTAGCTGAATCCAAACATAATAATACTGATGTTAATCACAACGATGAGGTAACAACAGAGAACACACTCCTAGAATCTTGGATAGTAGAAGATCCTGAAATGGATAAGTCTAAATCTATGGGATTTGACATACCAGCAGGTACGTGGATGGTTTCAATGAAGATAAATAACGAGGAAACTTGGAACAAAATCAAAAATAAGGAACTAAACGGATTCTCAATTACCGGACAGTTCTTAGAAAGAGCAACTAAAAGTTAACATGATAGCAGAAACTAAAGACTCGATCGCTAATCTTACTACAATAGCTGCAACAAGCGCAGTGATGATAGATTGGCAAAACGTACTTACACTGACACTTGTAGTTTCAGGTATAGTATTTAATGTAATTAGAATTTACGAAGTAAGAACTAAAATGAAAAAGGACCGGTCAGAAGACTAGGTTTGGTCACATCTAATTAGCATTATATTTAATAGTATATAAGGACTTAACCTTATTAAAACAAAACCCAAACAATATATGAACGTAAACGAAGTTATTACTAAGTTGAAAGTAATGTTAGGAGCAAACGAAGTTTTAGCAGTTAAAATGGCTGAAGCTACGTTGGTAGATGGAACTGAAGTATACACTGAAGGCGAATTACAAGTAGGAGCAATCTTATTCGTTAGAGCTGGAGAAGGAGTGTCTGATGACCCATTCGCACCAAGCGGAAAACACGAAACAACAGAAGGACAAATCATTACTGTAGGTGAAAACGGTGAAATTACCGCAATCGATAACGCTACTGCAGAACCTGTAGAAGAAGTATCTGTAGAAGAAATGGAAGAAATCGAAGTTGAAGTACCTGTTGCAGAGGAGTTAATTCCTGCTACTGAAGAACTTTTAGCTGGAATTGCTGAAATGCTTGCACCTTTCACTGAAGAAATCGCAGTACTTAAAGAAGAAGTGGTAACACTTTCTAAAAGATTAGAGAAAATGGCTGCAGAGCCAGGAGCTCCTAAAGTAACTACTAATACTTTTAAAGAAATATTAGCAGACAAAGACGCTAAGATGGCAGCAAAATTAACAATGCTAAGAGGTCTTAGAAAATAATTAAACTAAAAAAACAAAACAAAACATTAATATTATGGATTACGGATTTAACGTAGCTGCACTTCCTGCTTACACGGATCAGCTTAGCAACGAAATTATCGCAAAGGCAGTTTTAAATACTGACTTATTATCTTACCTAGACCTTAGAACTGGGTATACTTCAGGAACAGTATCAATCAATTTACTTGATGCAAACCTTCCTGTATCTGCATTATCTTGCGGATGGCCTGACAACACAGTGGAAAATGAAATAACTTACACTCAAATTCCTGTAACTATTGAGTCTTTACAATCTAAAACTCAACTTTGTCCAGAAGACTTACGTGCAGTTTACCAATCAGCTTTTATGTCTGCTGGTACGGGTAATGATTTTATTCCTTTCGAAGAAGTAATTTCTGAATCTTACGCAAAGAAATTAACTAAATACAACGAAGGTTTCTTAATCAATGGTTTCGGAGCTACTCTAGGAATCAAAGGACAAATCACGGCAGCTAACGGAGCTAACGTACCTGTTACTCCACTTGCTTGGACAGTTTCTAACGCAATCGACCAAGCTTTAGACATTTATGATCAAATCGCTGAGTCTGTAAAAGACAGAGACGATTTAATTATGGTTGTTTCTCCAGCTAACTACAGAACTTTAACTAGAGCTTTAGTAGCAGCTAAC